CTACCTCCTTGATCTTGTCGTGAAATTATATTTATGATGTTATTTTCTTTTCTAGTCGCCGATTCGTTGCAAGGCAGAAGAAATAATAATAATCTAAATAGTGAATTATGGTATAAAGATAATCCTGATTATCAACATTCGATTAATACTGCATCACAGTATGGACAAAATCCTGGTCATCAGAATTCAGCGGCTGACACACGGCGGGATGATAGACAAAGTAATCCTCAAAAACCGATTTCTAACGGATCACTGAACAATCAAAGTCCTGTTAATCAGAAGCCAGCGTTTGGCAAACCATTTCCTGAGATGAAACCGTTTAAGGTAACACCAGATTTAAACATGGCGATTAAGAGCATTGATAGTCAACGCCCAGCGGGTTCTGGGTCAAAGAACTACTTAGGATCTATAACTATCCAGAAGGGCAATACTTACAACACGGATCCAAATTCCTTGAACATTTATGGATCGGTTACTCACCTTTCCGGTTCGTATCTATCTCCTGCGGATCAAGAACAACTCGAACGCATGAACCAAGAATCTCTTAACTCAGATGATTCAAACCCTAGAGCATATCAGACAAATGATGGAAGAACTGTCAACGTTCATGGAGCGGTAACCTATCAAGCAAACACAGACTATCCATCTCAGTTGCCACACTCAACCCAGCAATCGATTAAAAGTAGTCAAACTGCCAGCACTCAGGATCCCGCTCAAGAATCTCCAGAAGCGCAACGATTGAGAAATCTGCTAACGAGAGTTGGCGATCTTACAAGTGAAGTCCAGAACCAAAACGCTGGACTAAGGCACATACAAAGCTCTATAGACATAATCGATCAATTAGTACAGAGAATTGATCGTACAGTTTATGATTTGTGGAACAGAGCTCAAGCTCATCACTAATGAACAAATTTCTTCTTTCAATGCAATGTACTGAATGATAATTATTGTAGATACAGTTTTACAAAACTTTAATACATAATTGTAATATTAAAAATAGCTATCACGAATCAGGATGATAATTCTTACTCAAATATTGATCAGGCCGCTAACGTTTATCTTTTTTTTTTTTTTTTTTTTTTTTTAATTTTTAATTTGTTTGAAGTCGCATAAACTACTAAGGTCATGAGCGACTACGGTAGGGGGTAAACTTTTGAGATTGGAACTCGTTTCTATTTCTTGGGCTGAGCAGAGTATACACTTAAATATTGAAAATATTCATTGGTGTACGCCGGACTCGAACCCGGTCCAATGCTTTGGTAGCAAGATCCGGATCCGATAGGCTACTGCGCGATTCATTGCTCAACCGACACAGGAGAGAGATTGATGGACAGTCAAAGTGGGTTAATTATGGATCAGTTGGTCAGCAACACAAAAATAACTATCACTTTGATGGAAAGTTGGAAAATGGAAGTGGTTCTCAAAATTCTTCGATTAGTACAGGATCCGTAACGAATCAGGATAATAATTCTTACTCAAATATTGATCAGGCCGCTAACGTTTATCTTGTTCTGCCTCATTGGTATAATATCGCAAATCAACAGACACCCTCCGCCGTCCACGGAAGTTTGGGAACTCATCTTACACAGCCGAGACGTCGAGCAGTACGAGAAAAAATAGATCAATTGAAAAGAACTTGTACAGAAATATATGACGGAGTAACAGAAATAGAGAGAGCAAATGATCGAGGCTTAGACCGTAACCGTGAAAAGACTATTCAAGAGGAATCGAACAAGTCATTAAAGTTAAATATTTTGTACCACAAATGTAAAACGTTAATGGATAGACTTAGAAACCAAGAAGTACGTCTTAGTCAGTTTAACGATGAAACTCTGCCTATGCATGATATTTTTGACGCAGATTTAGCTCACTTAAGAACGATGTTAGAGAATGCGAATTTAAAGTTAATATCTTTACAGGCCAGTTAAAATAGTTAAGTTTTGTATATTATGTGTGTATAAATATCACTGTCGAATATAAAATTATACTAAAATTTTGTTTTATTTAAGCTTATTACCTAAGTGTCCTAATTATTGATGATTAAATCTCAGTCCTACTATAGCCTTTCCGGGTCAAAAAATTTAGTCTGTTTTATGATTAATAAAATTTTTTAATATTTTTCATTCAATTTAATTTTATTATGTGTATCTATTTTATATGAGAATTTAATCTGTTTTTGCCCGTATACTATTCACAATTCAGACCAATTTCAGATCATTTTTAATGTTATAATAAAATTGTTTTCTATTGTTTCAAGACCAAAATCAGACTTTTTTTGTCACAATCATTTAGCTGGTTTTGATCGCATCAAGGTCAAAAACAGACCAAAACGTTCTATAATTTTTAGTCGGTTTTTCATCGCCTGTAGATTAAAAACCGACCTTTCACGAATTTGATGATAATAATAATAATAATAATAATAATAATAATAATAATAATAATAATAATAAGCAGTGCTTGCTATGTGGCCTCCAAGCGGCGCATCGCGGGAAACGCAGACCATAACACCAGGTCTGTAGGCGAACGACGTAGCCGATGCAGTGGGCCAACTACCCACTGCATTGAAATGCTGAGTTACAACAAGACGTAATCTCAGAAGTGCTCCCCACAACCGGTCCTTTTCGGATGAGGACCATTCATCAGGTGGGAGGAGCACGCCGGACCCGATGAACGTTGACGACCCTGGCGCTTTAAGGACTAATTTTAAGTGGACGGAGGAACTACGAGTCGATCTTTTGGTGTGCTACCAACATAGCGAGCCGGGGGTGAGCAGTTATATGGCCCGGATGCACACTCTTTGGAGTGAAATGCATCCGGAGCTAGCGCATTTTACGCCTAAACACCTGCGTAATTATGCCGCTTATCTTCGGCGTAATAGAAGATCGCTTGTGCCGGATAGAAGGCAGTCTAATAGACTTTCCTTTCCGGCGCCATTACACCAAGAGCGGCGCCGTTCCTCCTTGGATGACAACAATCCCTTTATAGGACGGCAAGTAAGTATATCTAAAAAGATAACTTACTCTCAACAACAGCTTGACGCGGTAAATGAAGATGTCCGTGCAAACATCCTAGAAGATTCCACCCTGCTCACTGTGAACCAGGTTGTGTATGGTGCAGCAGTTTCGGCTTTTCCGAGAGAGAGACACCGTCTCTCGATCGAGGCAAGGTTGAGACAGCGCATCTCACAACTTGGACTCAAAATTGACAGATCCCGGAAACAGGTCTCCCGCATTCAGTGTGTGATAGAGTTTGAAACAACCCAAAGAGCATACACGCCCCGAATCCGGTGCATTGCTGCAGAACTTCGGTGGCATCATCACACACTGAATAAGAGTACTCTTCTTGTCATCAAAGAAGAGTCTCTTAATAAATTGCGGGCTCTAGTGACTGGTTGGTTGAAAACTCGTTGTTTCGATCCAGCCCTTCACGCTTTCTGACACCAAAGACCGATGTTACCGGGAACTATCCAACACCTGAGCGGGTGGAAGCTTTTTGGACTGAGTTGTATGGAGATCAACCAAACGTGAACGCCAATACTCCAGCTCTGCATGACTTCAAAGCATTCTGTCAGGAACACCGTAGACAGAATGCTCATGAAGAGAGCCCTGCAGTCAGTGTGGATGAAGTTCGTTCAGCTCTACATGGCAGCAAAAATTGGGCTGCCCCGGGACCAGATGGCATTAATGTCTTCTGGTGGAAGAAGTTCACTTCTACCCACCTTCATCTGGCCCGCATATTTACATCGTACATTAGAGCTGACGAACCGATTCCAGACTGGCTCGTGGAAGGGCGAACCGTACTGATACCTAAAAAAGGTGACTTATCTGACCCAAAGAATTACAGGCCTATCACCTGCTTGAATGCGGTTTATAAAATTTTTACAAAAATTTTAAACAACCGTATTTTGCAGGAGATAGAACCTGTATGGCAACAGATATATGAACAGCGTGGCAGCAAAAGAGGCCTGTCAGGTTGCAAGGAGAACTTGATAGTTGATCGATGTGTCATACAAGATGCGATCTACTATCAACGCAACCTTTCAATGGCCTGGATCGACTATCGCAAGGCATTTGACTCAACTCCTCATGAGTTGATCCTATATCTCCTCAAGTGCCTAGGGGTCAATCCTGAAATAGTGGAATGCATTCGGCGTACAATGGAGCTCTGGCGAACGCGTTTTGGAAGTGGAAACGCATTGGAAGTGGAAACGCATTGCACATAACCGGAGTTGTAGAGTACAAACGAGGGGTCTTCCAAGGCGATTCCTTGAGCCCTCTGCTGTTTTGCATTTCACTGCTGCCTATATCTGTTGCTCTCCGTAAAACTCGTGGGTACTCTGTGGGGCCCCCGGGTGATCGAAAATACTCGATCACCCATCTGCTTTACATGGATGATCTGAAGCTGTTTAGTGCTAATGAAGATCATCTACAGGCGGCCCTTAACATCGTAGCAAAGTACACACGAGATGTCGGAATGTCTTTTGGGTTGGACAAGTGTGCGGTCGTACATCTGGCGAGGGGTAAGTGCTCTGATACAGGGGATGATGTCGAGTTAGTAGATGGGAGCGTCATAAGACAATTAGACGCCGGAGAGTTGTATAGATATCTAGGAATGGAAGAGCACCGCATGCATACGGTCTCTGAAGTCCGAGCAGCTCTCCGCAGCGAGTATGTTAGGAGACTCCGGAAAATTTGGTCGTCCGAACTTTCCGGCAAAAATAAAGTCTCCGCTACTAATATGCTCGCTGTTCCAGTCTTACTGTACTCTTTCGGTGTCCTGAAATGGGCCCGAAAGGATTTACGAGATCTTGACATCAAAACCCGTAAGGTTATCAATATGAATCGGAGCATGCACCCCAATTCATCAGTCGCCAGATTATACCTGTCCCGGTCCATCGGTGGGAGAGGTTTGCAGAGCTTGGAGAGGCTTCACGATCGTTTGGTCCTGGGTTTAACATTCGAGGTTGTCAATTTCACTGCAGACGAGAATGACTTTCTTATGCAAATTGTACATAAACATGAAAATGCGCATAAAGGGTCGTTCTTGTATAAGGCAGCAATATATGCGGCAAGAACCCTTGGTCTTGGAGAAATAAATGCTCTTATGGAACTTCGAAAGGAGGAATTCAAGAGCGTCATCAGGAACGCCGAGGAAAAACTACTCCTTGGCGAACTAATGGACAAGTCCATGCACAGCGTGTTCTTCAAACACGTGCGTGATCATGGCTTGTCCACCCAGCTGACGTTTTCCTTCTTAAAGTCAGCTGGCCTGATGTCCGAGACTGAAGGGTTCATATTTGCCTGCCAAGATGGTGTCATTAACACTCTAGAGTACCGTAGCAAGGTGCTCCAGGTGCAGCTTCCGGACACGTCCTGCAGGGCGTGTAAACAACATCCGGAGACGCTTATGCACCTTTTGTCAGCATGCCCTGTGCTGGCGAGAGGTGCATATATCCAGCGTCATAATGCAGCCCTGAGAGTACTGTACTATTATCTTCGTCATTGCTACGGTATTGACGTGACACCAGTGCTGCCTTATCTGCCAGGAGATATTCCCCGGGTTGTTGAGAATGACAGTTGCAAAATCTATTGGAACATGCCATTTGCAACAACCCGGCGGATAGATCACAACAAACCTGATATTGTGCTCTTCGACAAGGCTACTCGTGACATTTATGTCATAGAGTTTTCGGCCCCGGCTGAATACAACATCTCAGCCAAAGAAGAGCACAAAAGACAAATATATCAGGATCTCCTGTTTGAAATTGGCAAACTTTACCCAGGTTACCGTGTCAAGCTTGTCGTCCTGATTGTTGGCGTCCTTGGAGGGATGAAACAGTCTTTTGTATCCTCACTTGCCAGAGTTCCAGCTTGCTCATCAAAAGCTGAGTTCTTGGCAGTCAGGATGCAGAAGGCTGTGATACTAGGTTCCCTCCGTCTACTTAGGAAAATGACTTTGGCCTGCTGTGATCACTAACCGCCTTGTTGTGCGGAGTGGTCCAGCAGTAATGGATGGAGCTCAGGCTGGGCCCTCGGAGAGTCGGACTCCGGGGACAACCCCCCTGAGCATTTAATAAAATAATAATAATAATAATAATAATAATAATAATAATAATAATAATAATAATAATAATAATAATAATAATAATAATAATAATAATAATAATAATAATAATAATAATAATAATAATAATAATAATAATAATAATAATAATAATAATAATAATAATAATAATAATAATAATAATAATAATAATAATAATAATAATAATAATAATAATAATAATAATAATAATAATAATAATAATAATAATAATAATAATAATAATAATAATAATAATAATAATAATAATAATAATAATAATAATAATCTTTATTTAGCCTTCGGCTGTCATTACTCATTTACAATATTTATATTCATTATCACAGTCATTATTTATCATTATTTACATATTTATAAATTAACAATAAGTATTAGTAGTTATTTTTAATATGTTCTTTTAGCAATCGTTTAAAGTACTTTAATCTATTCTCTTTCCTTATATCAGTAGGTAGGCCATTGTACCAATCATAACCCAGATAGGTTAAACTTTTTTCAGCAGTATTAGTCCTAGTATATTTTATACGCATTTTAGAGCTGGATCTAGTATTATAATGATGAGTATCAGCGATTTTAACAATAATAATAATAATAATAATAATAATAATAATAATAATAATATTTTTATTTATTATTATTTTATTCATGTCCTCGAAGATCCTCTACAGGGCACGGCTTTTCATTCTCTGAAACTGAAATAGTGACCATTCACTATTTCGTAGTGCAATGTATACCAAACGATATTCTTCGCACTACCAAATAGTGAATACCGCTCATTAAATGATGCGTGATAGTATAAAATTTAACATTAATCTTGTCAACATTTTAATCTTATCTCGATGTATTCACATTGTGTTTATTAACGATAATTAGAAAACTCTAGATTTCGATCCATAATCAAACGATGAGAACTATTATATAAACGTATATTAATACAAATTTATTAGTTATCACTGCAACTAATATTCGCAGTTACAAAACTTTTATAATTCATGAAATTTTGAGCTATGACAAATAAATATGACAGATGTAAGGTTATAATCGATGTTCACTTCATAAAACGAGAGAGCGCATGAATATATTATAAATTAATTTATTTTTTCAAATAAATGCGACTTATAATTTTTAATGAGATACTTTTAAGTCCAAAAAATTATGTCACCATCTTAGTCGACTTTTGGCCTTCGAACATTTAGAATGAAAATTGTAGATCAAAAAATGTATAAGATTTCATATTGAATTTGAAAACAATACATAAAGTCCATCTACAAATTAACTAGACTAAAAACCGATCAAACTTTTTAGTTTCATTAGATTAGAAACAGCATAAAATATTCATAGCTGCTCAATTATTTAACTAAAAAGTTATTTAGACTTAAAACAGATCAAAAATAATTTGAATAGTAGATAGTAGCAGAACAAGGAGGATTTGGCTCCCCGATAAAATAGATTTCTGCAATACCGATATTAATTTTCTGTCTTGCCGACGGTCGTTGGTGGAGTTTCTGCGATATCGATGGTGGGTTTTTGTGTTCTTTTTTACCGACTGTTGTGGGGAATTATCATCGATTTGTTGGTCGATATTTACCGACTGTTGGGGGTGATTATCATCGATTTGGTGATCGATATTTACCGAATGTTGGGGGATAATCATCGATTTGTTGATCGATTGTTTGAGGTCAAAATGCTACCACCCCAACAGCAGAGCTGATACCTGTGCCGTGTATCAGCTTTGGTGTTGATGTGATATGCACTTATTTGATGTGATGATGAATTTTATATATATTCAAATGACTTGTAGTATAAGTATATGCGAGAAAGTTCGATACTAACGCCGCTCTGGTGGGATGAAATGTAGGCATTGAAGTCTGTTTATCGATTTGAGGTAAGTTTTATCGACAGTATGATGTCAACTAGTGATCTATGTTATCGACTGCATCAACAGTCGGTATTATACCGAGTGATGTTCTGTTTTATCGATGTGGGGTAAGAGTTTTTTGAATTTTAACGTTTTTTAGCCCCTACTCTCTCGATTACATCATGTTTTTACGTCATCCGACAAGTTTAATCCTTGTTTTTTAGCGTCGTCATCGTGAATTTTAACGTTTTTTACCCCCTCTTATCTCGATTACGCCATGTTTTTACGTCATCCGATAAGTTTAAACCTGTTTTTGGCGTTGTCATCGTCGTTGGGAGGGGATCGTTGGTGGGGAGTTATACTTACTTGCCTCCAAACTTCAGTCCTCTGCCTGCAGTTACTTCAATCAGTCGTTCAGTTTAAAAAAACTTGTGTCTTTTGTTCAAATATTTGAAATTGTGTACTCTACGGAAAATCAAGTAAGTCATTTATTTCATTATTCTATTTTATAACTAATTTCTATAATTTTTAACTATTATCTATTAATTTCTTAGCTTAAAAATTTTAAAATTAAATTTTTTTCGTCTAGCTTGCTTGATACCATGGCGGAAATTTTAGACATAAAAAAATCGATTATTTTTGATGAATCTATTGCACACTGTGAAGCACATTCACACATGCCATACGCATCATCAACATTCAACAACAGTGATGGAATCAGGATTGCTGTTCAGCATCAAGATCTGTGCTTGCTCCCAAGCAAGAGTACATTACATTTTTATGGAAGAATGAGTAAAGATGATGGTACTGCTGTGAATGCTACTACAAAGATGGTCAACATGGCTGTCTGTCATATGTTTAGAGAGAAATAACAAATACGAAATAACTTTAATATTGGTGGAGGCGGTTCAGTTCCGCCAGGATCTCAAGTTGTTGCTGGCTCTGTATTAACTCAGACAAACAATGATTACGTAGCAATTAATGATGCGGGAAAACTGGTATGGTAATGCCTGACGTCCTTACCAAGCTGGAACAACGTATTGTTCCTGGTTTGAATAACACAGAAATTAGAAAACTGCTCAATCTGACTCCGGATCAGCATAATGCAATGGTGATTGTAAATTTAAGAAAATCTTTGAGCATATTGGAGGAATATTGTGAAAGAATCTCACAATTAGTCGATCTGGCTATCATTGCGAAGAAAACAAATTTTGAAAACACGAGGGAATCTTACCCCCGTAAATATCATGATGAAAGAATGTGGTATATCGAGTTAGAAATGTACTTAACCGATATTTTCGATTATCAAAATGATCTGGATGAGTTAATGAACAAAATTCGCCGTCAGGAGAGCATTTCTAATTCGAAGGTTAAGAAAGCAAGAAAAACGATGAGGGAACTGGTGAGATCCCATAAGGACTTGACGGAGCAGTCGCAACAGATTTTAAATTCTAGTTAAATATAAGTGTACTAAAAACTTTTAAACTTGTGTGTTCATTATTATTTTCATATATATTAAATAAAAATTATCAAAGATACTTGCGTTGTTTTTTTATGCAGACCCAGTATATTAGTGATTATATTTGTTTAACGGAGTAGTATTGTTAGAAATACTAGGCCCAGACTTTCGCAGTTGTTTAAATAAGCATTCAAATGTTTAACTTAAAATTTGAATAAATAAAAAACGTGAACTTCCTGGCCCTATTAATGAGCATTAGCATCCAGATCTCGAAAGTTCTAGCTCAAGATTCTTTCTCGATAATTGTTGCAGATACCTGATCAATCCTTTTGAGTCAGCCTATTGCGATTTTCGCGCAAGTCTAAATAAGCTTCTAGACCGAGAATCTAGTCAAATCCTAACTTTAGAATTAACAAACACACTTGACCAAATTATGCACAACACTCTGCTTGAAAATATTGTCTGATTCTGTCACTTTTCTAGATACTGAATCCTAATTAGCTGTCTTAATTAAGAAACGTCCAATTCTTTACCCATATCATGTTCACGTGTCTAAAAAAACCCACAAGCAATTGACAGGCAAACTTTATTTGTTATTATTCAAAAGCGTTCAAAGATAAACTATGACGCAATTTCATGCGAATATTTTTGAGACACGACAAAGGTTGAAGATCACACAAACAACCTAATAAAAATTTTAAGTGACTTGGCGACAGTTTTGAGAACACGTGACAAGAAACCTTATCATGCTCTTCATAGACATTTAAATATGACGTCAGTGCGTCAGTGTGTATATAAGAGAGAAATAAATCATTGGACCGCATAAGTCGTCGAGACGTATAGGATAGTAATGTTCAACAAAATGCTGATAGCTTTGTTGCTCGTCGCAACTGTCGACATATCGTGTAAGTATTTTTAATTACTTTTAATGCTTAAATTTAAAGTCATGAAAATTTTATTTTTCTTTAAAAAATTCAGATCTATTTTAACTGTAATTTTTTTTTCACCCCTACTGAGTATGCTTTGGCAATGAGTGGAGTTTCAAGTCAACCACTAAAAGATTAAAATGTAATGAACTCCCGGTCTAAATAAAATTAATCATCACACAGTAAGATCTTTCTAAATGAACCACTAATTAAAATGACATTCTTTTTTCTTCTCAGGGGCCGAGTCAGCACTTAGCCGCGATTCATTGCTCAACCGACACAGGAGAGAGATTGATGGACAGTCAAAGTGGGTTAATTATGGATCAGTTGGTCAGCAATACAAAAATAACTATCACTTTGATGGAACGTCGGAAAATGGAGGTGGTTCTCAAAATTCTTCGATTAGTACAGGATCCGTAACAAATCAGGATAATAATTCTTACTCAAATATTGATCAGGCCGCTAACGTTTATCTTGTTCTGCCTCGTTGGTATAATATCGCAAATCAACAGACACCCTCCGCCGTCCACGGAAGTTTGGGAACTCATCTTACACAGCCGAGACATCGAGCAGTACGAGAAAAAATAGATCAATTGAAAAGAACTTGTACAGAAATATATGACGGAGTAACAGAAATAGAGAGTGCAAATGATCGAGGCTTAGACCGTAACCGTGAAAAGACTACTCAAGAGGAATCGAACAAGTCATTAAAGTTAAATATTTTGTACCACAAATGTAAAACGTTAATGGATAGACTTAAATACCAAGAAGTACGTCTTAGTCAGTTTAACGATGAAACTCTGCCTATGCATGATATTTTTGACGCAGATTTAGCTCACTTAAGAACGATGTTAGAGAATGCGAATTTAGAGTTAATATCTTTGCGGGCCAGTTAGAATAGTTAAGTTTTGTATATTATGTGTGTATAAATACCACTGTCGAATATAAAATTATACTAAAATTTTATGTTTTATTTAAGCTTATTACCTAAGTGTCCTAATTATTGATAATTAAATCTCAGTCTTACTATAGCCTTCCCAGGTCAAAAAATTTCGTCTGTTTTATGATTAATAAAATTTTTTAATATTTTTCATTCAATTTAATTTCATTATGTGTATTTTAATTTAATTAAACATGGGGAAACACAAAAAGCGTTCCCACAGTGAAGAACGAGGTGAGGAAACCAAAAAATTACGGCGTGAGATGAAAGATCTGAAGGAACTGGTTATGAGGGTTTTAGCAACCCAAGCTATACACGATGCTGTCAACATGGCGGATAGTGAAAATAATAACAACAGTTTACGAGGTAAAAAATTTTTACAAATTATAAATAATGGGAGAGTTCGTACGAGAGACGAGCCATATCCCAAAGATTTCTCGGTGAAGCCTGTATGAAAGACAGGACTAAGACTAAAAAATTAAAAAATTAAAATATTAAAAAACAATGAACCATTTACATATATACATATATCACACGAGAGGTGATAAATAAATAAATAAATAAATAAATAAATAATTCAAAAGAAAAAAAAAAAAAAAAGACACAGTGCAGGGCGAAATAGAAGGCTCAAAGAAGAAAATTGAGGAGCCTGGCTCGTCAGCGACCCTGGATGAGGATATTATAAAGATATTGGGTCAGGCGCCAGAAACTGGAGAAGCTTGTCAAAAAATTCATGCAGATGTTGCGGTTAGATGGAATGCATGGATAAAATCGGGCCTGAAAAAAGAGGAGAAAGAAAATCTGCTGAAAAAATACCCTCGAGGGGGATCCTGTCTGCTAGAGGCTCCAATTTTCAACCCGGAAATAGCGTCCACCCTAAATGAATCAGCGTTAAAGCGAGATAAGTATTTCTGCAATACACAAAAACTAGCAGGGTCAAGTCTGTCAGCACTAGCTCCGGTAATTAATCTACTACTGGAAAATGATAAAATCGACTCAAAGGAAATACTGGGCAACATTTGGGACGCAGCAAGAATCCAAGCCGAGCTCCATCACTCGCAATCCATCGCCCGACGCGCGTATATCCTACCAGGACTGACAAAACAGGTAGCATCCTCATTAGAGGAAAGACAAATCGATACGCACCTATTTGGTGATAAGCTAGGGGAAAAAATTAAAGAAATAAAGTCTATGGACAAACTGACCTACGATTTAAAAGTCCAACCCCAGAAGAAAAGCCTAACATCCAGTTCGGGAAACTGGAACGGCTCGTCAGTACCCTGCAGGCCGACGTTCGTAACGAGCCAGAAGTTCAAACCTCAGACTCCCAAGTTGGCTGCCCAAAAACTACCAGCAAGGCTTTCCAGCCAGAGCAGACCCAATCAGACTCCGAATCAGAGCTATCGTCGTCATCAATCGAACAACAGCAGCAGTACCAACAGATCACGAACCCATTAGGAAGAGAAAAAGAACAGGTAAAGTTAGCAGGAAGATTGAAACATTTTTTAAAGGCTTGGGAACAAATTACACCGGATAAATTTATCCGACAATGTATCACGGGTCATAAAATTAATTTTAAAGAAATTCCATACCAAGCGTATCCCACGGGGGGAAAAATCTGGTCTTCCCAAGAAGCCTCAGACATTCAGAAAGAGTTGGACAGACTCTTGACAATTGGGGCGATCGAAAAGTGCTCCGACACAGTCGATCAGTTCCTCTCTAGTTATTTCCTGAGAGAAAAACCAGATGGCTCCAAAAGATTTATATTAAATTTACAGAAGCTTAACCTTTTCATTAATACGGAGCATTTCAAACTCGAAGACCTCAGATCTGCCTGCAGGTTGCTGGAACAATTCATCTTCATGGGTTCGCTCGACATCAAAGACGCATATTTCGCGATACCGATACACAAAAGTAATAGAAAATATTTCAAATTTAGATTCCAGGCCCAGTTATATGAATTTACGTGCTTACTTTTTGGGCTCTGTGAGAGCCCATATGTATTTACGAAACTCATGAAACCAGTTATGACTTACTTGAGGTCGATGGGGTTTTTATCGGTTATCTACCTTGATGACATTTTATGTCTAGAAAATTCCCCAGAGGAATGTCATAAATCCTTGCAAATTACAATTGAGCTGCTAGAAAACCTAGGGTTTATAGTAAATAGAGTAAAATCAAATTTATCTCCTAGTCAACGGTGTAAATACCTAGGCTTCATATTAAACTCTCGGAGGATGATAGTTGAACTTCCGGATGAAAAGAGAAATTCTCTTATGACACATGTAAAGTCCATAAAAAACAAAAAGTCATGCAAAATAAGAAGGTTTGCACAGGTAGTAGGCATGTTAGTAGCTAGTTGCCCGGGTGTTGATTATGGCATGTTACACTGCAAACTATTAGAGAAGGCCAAGCTAGAGGCTCTCGACCTTAGTGGGTTAGACTATGACAAAAATATGAACATCCCAGGCTATGTCACAGAAGACTTAGACTGGTGGTATAATAGACTGCCTTCAGCAGTCAGAAAAATCAGGAGTTTTCAATTCCAAAAAGAGATTTTTTCTGACGCATGTCTGTCAGGTTGGGGCGCTTTCTGCGACGGCGAGGGAGCCCACGGAGAATGGTCGCAAACTGAAAAATCTTTACATATCAATTATTTAGAATTAAAAGCAGCTTTTATAGCTCTAAAATTATTTGCAAAAAACTTACACTCCGCGGAAATATTGCTAAGAGTAGATAACACAACCACGCTAGCTTACATCAATAAACTAGGTGGTACGAGATCAGAAGGTCTACACGACTTAGCGAGAGATCTATGGAACTGGTGTGAACGTCGAGATCTCTGGGTTTATGCATCCTACATCGCATCTAAAGACAACGTGGAAGCGGACTCATTGTCACGCTTGTCAAATCGTGATACAGAATGGCAACTAGCTGATTATGCATACAAAAAGATAATTAAAATATTTGGTATCCCAGAAATAGACCTCTTCGCGTCAGAGTTCAATAACAAATGCATCAATTACTGTGCATGGGACAGGGATCCGAAAGCTTTCGCGATAGACGCGTTCACGATTAGCTGGAGGCCGTGGTTTTTCTATGCTTTTCCACCGTTCGCAGTAATTGCCAAAGTAATTCAAAAAATAAAGCTAGATAAAGCGGAAGGAATCCTGATAGTTCCTTTATGGCCCAGTCAAAATTGGTTCCCAGCCTTTAAAAAGTTAACAATAAATAGTTGGATTACCTTCCAGCCAAACACTAATCTCCTATTTTCTTCCAGCTCCAAAACACATCCACTGAGTCAAAACCTTACCCTGGTGGCCGCCAGATTATCCGGCAGGCACTACTAAACAAGAAATCTCCAGAAGAATCAACTGAAATCATAATTGCATCACTAGAAGATGGTTCAATTATTTTACTAAAAAGTTATTTAGACTTAAAACATATCAAAAATAATTTGAATAGTAGATCAAATACAGATGAAAATGTTTTTAAAAGTTCAAATACAGATCAATAAGTTCAAATGCAGATCATTTAGCTTAAAATCAGTTTAAATTTTTCGACCCGGGAATTAGAACACCGTATTAGTAATAATAATTAGACAATATTTTCCAGCAAAATGATGAGCAATACTTGTATCCGGTTGTCAAGTACTTACTAAGATATGTGACAAACAAATGTTTCCAGAAATTTCATTTAATTACCCATTATAAATACAAAATCGGACTTCCCGCTGTAAGCACGTACTGACCTTTGAACTGTAGATGTTTTGTATATCTTTATCATAATTTTAAAAAAATCTACGTCATACTCGCCGTCAACACGCTATAAATAGGGAACGCTTCTGAACAGTCATCATTAGAGATCTGAAAATCAAGGAACCATGTCATTTAAAGTAGCCGTTGTTTTATTTGCAATCATCAGTGCAATTACTTGTGAGTATCAGTATAATTTGTGGTGATTACTTTCAAAATTATGTTCATATTTAGATTAATTACTCGAAAAAAATACCGTTCTGGTATTATATAAATTATAATTATCAAGTATGTTAATTATATTAAAATATTTTTTCTAGGCTCCCACAATGTACCACCGAGGCAGATTTGGAGAAGACAAAGAAGGGACGTACCTTCCATAGTGATTGGCAATGTGGACAACCAAATACGAAATAACTTTAATATTGGTGGAGGCGGTTCAGTTCCGCCAGGATCTCAAGTTGTTGCTGGCTCTGTATTAACTCAGACAAACAATGATTACGTAGCAATTAATGATGCGGGAAAACTGGTATTGGTAATGCCTGACGTCCTTACCAAGCCGGAACAACGTATTGTTCCTGATTTGAATGACACAGAAATTAGAAAACTGCTCAATCTGACTCCGGATCAGCATAATGCAATGGTGATTGTAAATTTAAGAAAATCTTTGAGCATATTGGAGGAATATTGTGAAAGAATCTCACAATTAGTCGATCTGGCTATCATTGCGAAGAAAACAAATTTTGAAAACACGAGGGAATCTTACCCCCGTAAATATCATGATGAAAGAATGTGGTATATCGAGTTAGAAATGTACTTAATCGATATTTTCGATTATCAAAATGATCTGGATGAGTTAATGAACAAAATTCGCCGTCAGGAGAGCATTTCTAATTCGAAGGTTAAGAAAGCAAGAAAAACGATGAGGGAACTGGTGAGATCCCATAAGGACTTGACGGAGCAGTCGCAACAGATTTTAAATTCTAGTTAAATATAAGTGTACTAAAAACTTTTAAACTTGTGTGTTCATTATTATTTTCATATATATTAAATAAAAATTATCAAAGATACTTGCGTTGTTTTTTTATGCAGACCCAGTATATTAGTGATTATATTTGTTTAACGGAGTAGTATTGTTAGAAATACTAGGCCCAGACTTTCGCAGTTGTTTAAATAAGCATTCAAATGTTTAACTTAAAATTTGAACAAATAAAAAACGTGAACTTCCTGGCCCTATTGATGAGCATTAGCATCCAGATCTCGAAAGTTCTAGCTCAAGATTCTTTCTCGATAATTGTTGCAGATACCTGATCAATCCTTTTGAGTCAGCCTATTGCGATTTTCGCGCAAGTCTAAATAAGCTTCTAGACCGAGAATCTAGTCAAATCCTAACTTTAGAATTAACAAACACACTTGACCAAATTATGCACAACACTCTGCTTGAAAATATTGTCTGATTCTGTCACTTTTTTAGATACTGAATCCTAATTAGCTGTCTTAATTAAGAAACGTCCAATTCTTTACCCATATCATGTTCACGTGTCTAAATAAACCCACAAGCAATTGACAGGAAAAATTTATTTGTTATTATTCAAAAGCGTTCAAAGATAAACTATGACGCAATTTCATGCGAATATTTTTGAGACACGACAAAGGTTGAAGATCACACAAACAACCTAATAAAAATTTTAATTGACTTGACGACAGTTTCGAGAACACGTGACGAGTTTTAAGTTCTGACGTAAACGTCGTGTGTCAGATAATCAATAGTATAAAACGGACGATTAAGATCGAGGGCTTCAGTGTTCATCGAACATCGGTGCGATCATGTCATTTAGCAAAGCTACTGCAGTAATACTCTTCGCTCTTATCGGGACCTCTTGTAAGTAAAATAATTTTCTATTTTATTTTCTTCAATGTAAATATATATATATATATATTACGCAGGACTGCTCATAGTTTTTTTTTTAAGGTATTGAGGCATAGCAGGATAGATACAGAGAGATTGTTGGATTATTTGACAATGATGACCTGCAGGACATCTTGAACGCCAACCCGGCGATGCCGGATACCATAACTATACAAAAAAATTATGTTTATAACACTCGTCCAAACAACAACGCCATCTATGGATCAATAGTAAAGCAAACGGAACGAGTATATTTACCAGACGACCTCAGTAAGCCATTCAGGGTGCGATCGACTACGTGGGTAGAGCCAGGTGGACCGAACGGAAATCAAATTTACTACTACCGCTCTGAATACCCTGGCGACATGAACAAAGCTGAAGCCATTTCATTAAAGCAGATGTACGGAACATCTGAACATCAATTATATCAAGACCCTTATTCAAATTATCAAGCAGCTGATCAACGGCCGTACAGATATGAACCTAGTTCTCAGCAAAGATATCCCAATTACTATCCGTATCAATAGGCTTGTAATTTTTTGAGCGTAGTTGTAGAATGAAAATAAAAATAAACAGACTGTTATGAAGATATTGTATTTGATTTTTATCTTTTCTTACAAGAACCACTTAATTTATTTAGCACAATTAGGATACTTTAGATCACGATACCTAAAACAAAGTCTTTACTGAAAAATTATTCTCTAGGTTGATGGAAGTATTCAACTAATACAGGCACATCTGAATCTGATATGATTGTGAGGTACTATCTAAGTATTTTAATGACTTACTAATAACAATATACGTCCAATCGTGACAAGATTCAAGGTCAAGTTCTAAGATTTGTACTTTGTGTAATTTTAGGAAGTCAATCATGACTTTCTTTTTGAGCGATGAAGGGCCCGTTTTTTAATCAGAGGTTTGTAACTATATTCAGAAGTAGCAAAGGTACTATTTTAATAATCTGCTAACATTGGTCTGAAATAATACACTAACTCTGGTGCAATGGAAACTCATCAGGGTTAAAAAAATGGCCGTAAGCAGATGAATTCAATAGGAGGATGAACAAGGTGGTTAAATAAGAGCGCAACTGAATAGAATATACACATAAGGCTGAGTAAAAAAAAAATTATTTTTTAACTTCCCGCGAACAAAATTGAAAATTTCCCAATGAAGGGAAGTTATAGATTTCGGTCCAACTTTCGAAAGTCGAGTTTTCATCGGATCTCCAAGTTTTATTTAAGACTATTTGATTATAATATTTTTTTGTATAGTATTTCATTGTAATTGAATATTTTTCAAACATTATTAACTTACAATACATAAATTTATAAAAATTATATAAGTTATTGCAGGAATTTTATTGAAAAAACACGTAAGCAAACGTCATTTATTTACAGTGACAAATTATTGTTACAGAAATGACGACGACTTCCGTCAATAAACTTTTTAGAAATTGCGACATAGATATAGGCCGCTCCGAATGCTTCCTGGTACGCATCTGAAGTTTTCATCCTGATCACAACACGGATTTCCCACTTTTGTTCCATCACACTGTAAACATTCAAAAAATTGTCATTAATTGTGAACTTTTTAATTAATTATGAAATTATCGCTTCTGTATTTTTTTAATTGAAATATTTACAATATCATAGTTTCCTACATAGGATTTAGCTGCATCAGTTGCCCAAGCCAACAATACGACAATTAAAATGAAGAATGATATAGGTATTTCATCGTGTTGAGATTTTTTCAGGCGTTTGCTTAAACAAAAAAATAAGAAAATTTATTTAATAATATCAAATATTATAACAATTAATAATAATCAATTTAAGATCAAAATATTAATCCATTGAGATAATTATTTATCATTTGTTAAATTCAAATCACAATTAATAAATCAAAAATTAAAAAATCAACTGAATAAATTGCTACTTACTTAGTAGTTATAGAACGATGATGTCTTCCTTGCTTATGGTAGAATCACTTTTAAAATCGAAGTATTTAGAGTAATTCTTCTTCTCCCACCAAATTGCTGTTTTGAAGTTCCAAAAATTATGACACGTAGTAAATCATGATACAATAACATTCTAATGGACGAGAAACAACCTTTAACCCTTTAACGCTGAAATGGCCCTAAGTGACCCGCGTGGCACCGGAGTAGGGAGCGTGTAAGAAGAAACTTTTTAGATGCCTTGAATTAAAAAAAAAAATAAATTTTTTTTTTCACACAGTCTAATAAACATATGTGTATAAATGTATGATTGATTACAATGGTGAAAACCAATATATATATATAATCCAGTACATGAACTCGTATCGTGGTTTTGCTGAGTAGCCCAGAGAGCTGCGGGTAACCTGCGTAATATCAGAAGAGCGTAGTCACCAAGAACAACTGAATCTGGATGCTCGCTAATAGGAGGACATCTGCGAAACACCGTCTTTGCCCCCGAATTTTTTGGAGTACTTACACAAAGTCAAAATGAAAGTATCCTTCGGCTATGGACTCGACTTTTGTCCATGCGCATAATAGATATTCGCTAAAAATCAGAGTAAATTCTTTGGATACACCAACTTCACGGAAGAATAGTTAAGTCTGAGATGTTGAGTACTAGAATAAAAATCAGTTTTTGACTTAACTAAAGAGCTTATCTATCATTAGTTTATAGTTTAATAACCTACTAAAGTAATTTTTTTCACTAGGACATGTTAATGTTTCTTCTCCCATACATAAAATAATTTAGCTATATATGTTGTTTTGCGAGTTAGATTGCTGAATCCGCTCTAACTCTAATTTTCTTTCGACTAAGAGAGGTCTAATGTATAGAATATGACCAAATAAAGCTAAAAATTTGATTTTGACTTGGAGATCAGTTGCTAAGCTGAAACAGTAGTAGATGAGGCCCATATAGGTTTGGACTTGTAAACCTGATTAGGTACCTACTGCCACTAAAGTCAGCAACGACCTCTTGGAAAGTAGATATGGTCACGTGTCAATTCTCGAGAATTCGAACATTACACACAAAACCAGTTTTTACTGAGAAATATTGGTCTGCATAGCGATTAACAACTGGTCACGTTGCGTGACCATTCTAGTTGAACTCAGTGGCTTCTTTAGGTAAGAAGAGAGGGGGGTGTGAAATGCCCCCCTCCCATCCTAACTCCGTGGAAAATTTCTGATACGCTTAGTTTTTTTCCACTCACTTATCAATGTGTCTGTGTGTGTCTATTTGTGTGTCCGTATGTGCGTGAGTTCATTCTTATTTGAGTTGCGCATTACCCATATTAAACAAGCAGACAGACGCTAATCTTGATGAACTCACTGTGAATAACAAATAAAAAACGATGATAGACATCGAACAGATAAGATTTTCCGGTGAAACCACATAAGGCGTGTCTGTTTTTTGTCATGGCAGGCGTTGGTAGGTGTAATTAACTTGTTTATTTTTAAATTTGATCTATCATACATAACGGATGTGCTAAATAGGGGTTCATGATCAGCAACTGGTATAAAAGCGTCGACCAACGGATGGATAGGATATTCAGTTCAGAAGAGCCGAAGCATGAAGATGTCCAGCAATACTATCATAACTCTGCTGATCGCAGCCTTTGAGTTTTTATGTAAGTAACAAGCTTGATCTGGCTCTATCCGGTTTCTTATTTTGATTTATCAATAAAACTGTATATTTACGTTCTTATGTGTGATAGATCATTAATTATTATCGTGTTTTGTTCTAGGGCTACAAGACGTTTCAGTTAGAGCAGCCCCATTTTTGGACAACCTGAACTTCAGTCGCTTGAATCATAAACTGTCTGAACGCTTGGATAGCCTACTTAATTTAGATGCCCCTAATGAAACAAGGAAAGGACCAATAAATTATTTTGGTTCCCGAACCTATCAAAGAAACAACGTTTACGGCGCAAATGATGGAAAAGGCACCGTTTATGGATCTCAAGACGTACAAATTGGTAATTCTTACTCTGGCGATCCTGATGCAACAAACGTGTACGGGCCTATTCTTGTACAGGAGAACAATACATATCGGGGAAAGAATGAAAACGCTCAATATGGAGCTAGCGTCTCGCGAGCTGGAAACTCTTATGATCACAATCGTGGGAAGAACGATATCTACGATCCAATAATCATTCAATCCAATAACACTTACCATGACAATATCAAGAACAATAGCGTGCTCGAAGCTGACGTCAAACCAAGTGGTCATGATCATTCACCGTCTCAACATCATCCCGTTTTGATTGGTGCTCATGTTGGATTAGGTATGAAGATAAAAGAGCATGAAGAAATGAAAACAATTATTTTCAATAACCTCAAGACTGACCAACCATCTTCCAAGCGATGCGCCAATGGCATGGTGAATTCAGAGCGACTGGATGAAATCAATAGCTTGTACCTTGAAGTTGAGACACAAATTGCTCAGTTAAGAGCACTGACGAAGATCAACCATAATCGCAAAATCATATGCAACACTATCCCAAATCAGTGTTCTAAGCATGATCGGGTGCGACATTGGATAGCGCGCTCGAGGCAAATTGTGACGACGAACGCCAACCGATCCAAAACACGTTGGGAGAGCTTACGAAGGTGCTAGATCGCCGATGCCTTGAAGACGCTTTTGTGATTGAATATTCTAATTTAATGACAGCTTTCTTTGTAGTTTTTAGTTTCTAACGTAATTTTAAGATTAATCAGTATTGTTATATAAATGTACGGTTTTACACGAGAAATATACTAAATTATTTTACTTATTCTTTTTTTTTATTCAGTTGTTTACCCTTTGAAGCTTAAAATCCAATGAGAATCCATTTCAAAGTGATACCACAGTCTCTTCAATCGATCACACAATTTGTTGCAAGCTACCAAGTACACGAGTACAGAATAACTCTGAATACATAACTTACACGTGGAGATCATGACGTCGATCCTGTAGTCAGTCTCATGCTCAGTCATCCAACAGGAAACAGATAGGAGCCATTATCAGTCCTATAGTTTTTCCTTGTAATTAATTGAACAGTCATAGCGCTTGTTATCACAGGTCGGTAGGGTTATTCCTGATAAGCCATTTATGTATTTATGGATAGCGGCAAGTATCTTAATTAGCCTGACTATTAAATTTTTACGACCTAAACCACAAGGAGACCTTCAGATAACTTTAAGTTATGCGTATTTTTCTCTCTTTTATTGACTAGTTTCAGGAAGTACTCCACCAATCTTTGATGGAACTGGTAGAATACGAGACAATCGAACGTTTTTCTTCCCACCAGCTTTCTTGACAGCCTTGCGGGCACCTTCTACGGCTGTTTTAACTGGATCTCCACCAGGTTGCATGGACTTTTTAGCTTTATCAACAATCTGTCTTAAAGCAACATCCTTCTTCTTGGAAGTTTTAACTGGCTTACTCTTGGTTGTCTTACACTTGGTGATAGGTTTTTCTTTTTTAATCCCCATACCGAAACGTCTTTTTAACTTCATGATTTTATTTACACTCCAAGCAGCAGCTTTTTCACCAATAGCAGCGTCTCTCGCTTGAAATCGTTGCCACGCTTTCTCAGCAAGAATTTTATCAGCCTCGTGACGAGCTTCCAAATTTTCACGATTTTTTGAGTAAGCTATATCGTGTTCCTTACACGCAGCGTCCAAAGGATTTATACCTGAATCACCTCGAGCTAATCTCTTGGCTAACTTTGTACCCGGACCGCAGTACTGATAACCTGGTATGTGAAGTTCAAGTGGGAGCTTGTTGATTATATTGTTGAACAAACCTTTACCACGTCTGCTCTCAGACATGTCACATCAAAGACTGACTTGATAATCTATATAAGCTGGTATATATACCCCTCGGGCTCAGAATCTAATCAGCAGTCATGGACAACAAACTAAGAGCTCAGTTGCCAGTTATCAATTTCGATCAAATTGTTCAAGGAACCGGTGTGAAGCTCAAACGACACGGTGCTTTACTTCCCAACAGTATCCATGCAGTGTTTTGCGGGCCATCAAACTGTGGAAAGACGAATGCTCTGCTGTCTCTTATTGTACATCCAAACGGTTTGAGGTTTGAGAATATATATCTTTACTCAAAGTCTCTTAACCAACCAAAGTATCAGTTCCTGGAGACACTGCTTAAACAGATTGATGGTATTGGATTCTTCACATTCAGCGAACATGAAGCTGTAATCAAGCCTGAAGATGCTAAGCCTAACTCCTTGATGATATTTGACGATGTTGCTTGTGAAAAACAGGATCACATCAAAGCTTTTTTCTGCATGGGTCGACACAAGGATGTTGACAGCTTCTATCTCTGTCAAACTTATACACGAATACCCAAGCACCTGATTAGAGATAATGCAAACTTTCTCGTGCTGTTCCGTCAAGATGAAATGAATCTGAAGCATATTTATGATGATCATGTCAATACGGACATGCCATACAACTCATTCAGAGATTTATGCTCGGCATGTTGGAATAAATATGGATTTGTGGTAATAGATAAAGACAGTGAATTGAAGAGTGGTAGGTATCGGAAAGGATTCTACTGCTTCATTAGTATAAATTGAGGTACTTTAGAGTGAGATAGTCATACATGCTGTAGACTTTAACCTGTTAACATGAAGCCTGAAGAAATTTCAAAGCAGAAGAATATTCTGCATCAGATATCTCAAGCCAGCGAGGCCATCCGACGGAAGCACAGGATGTTGAAGTTGGGTAAAGATACAGTTGAAAAAGCTATGGAAGAAATGTTCAAGCCTATTGTAACACTACTCCAGAGTATAGTTGAAAGTTCAAAGCTGAAGGAAGAAAATATTAAATAAGAAGAAAAGCCGCAGGTTGAAAAAGAAGAGGTTCAAGAACAAGAGATTGAAAAATCGTTATATGCTGATCCAGAAGAGTACAACAGTTTAATATCAAATGATGAAAGTTCATTAAACAACACATCATTTGCTGTAACCCAACCACCGCCATCAACAAGTACTCCAGCTCGTAAAAATCCTCCTCTCATCAATTATTTACAACGTTTAAGTAAAAAACATAAAGATAATGATATGAGATATGGTATACGCAGAAAACATGGTGAATTGCATATGGGTGATTCACCTATTTCATTTGCAAATGATACAATAAGTATCAAAGGTAAAAATTATCCAATAACTCCTGGGTTGTTGGAATTATTATTTAGAAAATCGCCAGATGATGCACTCATCACCCCAGATGATAAGGATAAGTACTTGGATATAATTCAACATACCAACACTCATAGGAAAAATTATGATCCAAATCGTTCCATTTATGAAGATATAACAATAAAGTACAATAAATACGTTGCTGATTTTCTCACTAAGTTCGGTAAAGGGTTACCAAAACATATGATTGCAAGAAAACAGAGATTACCAATGGATTATGTTTACTGGGATGATCCAAATGAGCTAGTTGATCGTTTGCGACTACTGATGGCATCTCAAGCTGCTGGAAACCCAAGTCACACGAATGAAATCATGTCAATTATTGAAGAGCTTAGGGAGGCTGGAGTTATATATTAAAAGCTTCTAGAAAATAACACCATTCACACGCTGACAGTCAAAGTGTTATGAACTATGAGCATCGATATATTTGGACGTCCTCTGGACAATGACAAATCGGTTCAACGAGGTCCAGCTGGTAGAGGTTTTAATATAACTTCTGATGGAAACTATAACATTGAGAGTAAAAGGCTGTGCAATCTCGGTAATCCTTCAAATGAACATGATGCAGCGACAGTGCAATTTGTACTGAGACAGATGTCTGACTTGAATAAAAGCATAGACAGTGAATAGAAAGAGATTATTTCACATTTGCACTCTGAAATAGTAATATTGAAAGCTGCTGTGACAAATTTGCAGACAGCTACTGAGGAAGCTAAAGCAATACTTTCATCTCACCAGAATAATATCAAATATCTCACTGTGAAACTTAATGAACGACAAAAAGCCAGTGATAGCTGAAGAGCTTCACAAACCAGCTCGTAGAAACTATAAACGTCGTCATGTTGATATCCGAGGTCTCGATGAGACTTGGCAAGCTGACTTGGTTGAGATGATTCCATATGCAACAGTCAATAAAGGATACAAGTATCTGCTTACAATCATAGATATATTTTCAAAATATGCCTGGGCAGTTCCAATTAAGTCTAAAAGTGGTGTAGATGTCACAAGTGCTATGAAGTCTGTACTTCAGCAAGGTCGTATCCCTAAGAATCTCCATGTTGATCAGGGTAAAGAGTTTTACAACAAAGAATTCAAAGATCTGATGAAGCAGCACAAGATAAATCTGTATTCAACATTCAGCAATCTCAAAGCATCCATATGTGAACGTTTCAATAGAACACTTAAGACGAAAATGTGGCGAGAGTTTACAAATCGCGGCAGCTACAAGTGGGCCGATACACTTGATGACTTGGTGAATACTTACAACAGCACCATACACAGTACCATCAAAATGAAACCTGCTGATGTTACCGCTCCTCAGGAGAAACAACTATTGGAAAATATTTATCAACCGCTGAAAACCAAATCGAAGCAGAAGCAGAAGTTTAAAGTTGGAGACAAAGTCCGCATCAGCAAGAAAAGTTGGAGACAAAGTCCGCATCAATGTTGAAGACATTGTTAGGCGGGTAATTGGAGGTATCAAACCTTGAAATATCACGTTTGATGTCTTCATAGATGTTGGGTACATTAAATTGGTAAATTAGACTATCTGTGTCAGTGTACAATAATTTTGAGGTATTTACATAATTTTGCATAACATAATTGTAATGAAAGTCATAAATATAAATTTTAGATAAATCTAATATACTAAACCCTACATAGATCGGCTTGTTGAAGCAAACTCTAGCTTTTTTAAGTTCAACTATAACCATATCCTCATCAAAAATTGTAAGGCTGTGGAAGTTTGGTCTACATACTAAATCCGATACATTGTATTGACTTTGCCACTTTGTTCTTAAATATATATCTTTATATTTTCGTACATTCTCCATCGTCTTTCCAAAAACCGCATTATTCATTAATTTATAAAAGTTTTTTTCGAACTCATTCTTAGCTAGTTTTCGGCATGCGGTATTTTTATCGATATATGATTTGAGCCAGTCTGATTGCTCAAATTTCAAGACTAGGTGTATTTTCTTAAGAACTAAACCTAAATCTAAACATTGTTTCAAATTTTTATAGTGAATAACATAATTATTTTTATCGTACAGAGTTGTCGTGAGTTTTTGTTGCTTGCTACCAGGTGGTACAAAATGTTCTGGGCATAAAGGTAGATCTTTGTGTAGATCATGTAAATTCTCAGGATAGTGTAGATCTACTTCAAGGATGTAGCCTACACTCTCATCATCATTGAAAAACTGATCTACATCATCTACATTTTCAACCCATTCAAATTTACCCTTTGGTAAAGACATACTCATCGCTGCGCCATACAAATTATTTACATCATAGTACATCAGGTATGTTTCGGGGTTGTTTGAATCAAAATCTTTGCCCATATACCGGTTGTTAGCTTCAGCATGTCTATTAGCACACATCGATACCCCACCGCGAACACCCTTTTCAATGAAAAGAAGCATCTCAGGATCAGTTAACAGTTCAAGTTCTACTTCAGTATGCTTTAACATTGCAGCGTTCGAAAGACCTGGTGCTGTATAAAAGTGTAGTGCGTCTAAATTGTATGTCTTGAAACAACTACGTCTAAAGTTTTCAAAGACATCAGTCAAGAGAAGGACATCAGTCTTTAAGTATAAGTCCGAGTACTCTCCAAGCGTATTGATTTTAAACTCGTTCCAGACTACTTGAGCAAAAGCATAATCGTCATCGGAAATGGTAGAATTAGTTAATTTTGAATAAAATGAATCCTGGTCAGGTAACTGTGTCTCGTCTAGTCTGTCAATACTGTCAATGTACTCATACGGGAATACACCCTTACGTATTGCTAATTTAAATTTATCAGGGTCAGGGTAGTGGAGTCGCGTAATCTGTTTGTCTTTGTCATCAAGGTATGAAGTTAATTTCTCTAAACTGGAAGCCATAAATCTAAAAGAGTCAATAAATCTTAAAGAGACTGAAGTATTTTTAACTAATTTTGTGAAAGAAATGTAACGTTCTTTATTGATCGGTAGTAATGAAATTTCACCTTCAAATACTGTAGCTAAGGACTTAATTATGAAGTGGGAATCATAGCCGGATAAATTATGAAAGACAACTGGGATAATGGTAGATTTTTGATAATTAACGTTACAGGATTTATGTGCAGCATCTCTGTAGTTACCCGTAAAGTGACAATGATCATAAACTTTATCTGTAGGAGATGTTATAGGCTTTTCACAGATGTGACACTCAGTTGCCTGGTTGTGTCTATCTTGTTGCTCTTTCGTTAAGGGTTTCATTTTAATAGGGTTCTTTAAAATGTTTTCAAAGTCTAGAGCTAACTATTCTAATTGTTTAACGAACCAATTGATGCAATCAGGAGAACGGTTTAATTCAAATTTAGAGAGTGTATTATCATAGCTGCAATATACATAATAAGCAATACTGTGTGGAACATGTTTATGAGCTGGTTTTTCATCGTCTCCCGAGGGTTCGAGTATGCATTCTAGATCCGCGTAAACAACAAACGGTACAGTATCTTTGGACTTAAAATCTTTGAATTTCAAAATCTTATTTTTTTCATTAGGAAACTCCATACGAACTTTGTTAGATTTGAAACAATCTACTCTGTGCTCTTCATAACATTTTTCTAATTTGAAATGATTCAAACAACGATCACAAAAGTACAATTTATGTTTACCTAGAGATATTTGACTTCTAATTAATGCAGAAAGATCATGTATCCATGCAAAGTGATAGACTGACTCAATATTATCTAAATTATCAGTATAATTTACACTTTTTTTAATCATCAATAAATGAATTGTCGGTATTTCTGACTCGAAGTTACTTAAATATAATGGTATGATAGTACTTTTCTCAGACTTTTACCCGTGAATTCTGACTCTATACCATATACATTAATGCTAAGATCATTCATTTTTTCAAATTTTGGGATGTCATTAAGCTTAATTGGAAATTGAATACCTTCATAGTTCAATCTTTCGCTGAAGTGATGATATCTTGTAGGGCTTTCCGGAACCAATACTGATGGATGCAAGGCGGCGTTGACACACCACAGGAAGCAGAACTCGTCATTGTTTTGGATGTTCGTAACCGCATTCTTCCTGATAATATCCCTTGGTAATCTGACGAAGGTGGAGTTTCCAACTTGGGTTGGTATGAATCGTGACATGGTCACCATCAAGCTGTTGGGTCCAAGTAGACTCCATCCGGAGCCCTCATGCTCAAAATCTTCAATTCTTTGAAGTAATTTATCGTAGACATGTTGACTAAACTAATCCTGAAGAGATGTGGCAGGGAGAATCTCACGGCTTTTGGTGATGAAAGACTTTCGCTCTTCTACATCTTCTTGTTTCCGGAATGTGCAAAAGAGTTCAACATTCACTTTCAACCCTGCCAGATCTCTCAAGACACTCTGTACCTTGTTGATGATGATGTCCCGTGAGGCCTGGAGAAATGATGCTGGATCTTTGTGACGTTGGTTGATGACACATCCAGTCTGGATGTTACCAGCAAAAGCATTCTCCAAGTCCTTCCATTTGACTCCTTGGTTGAGATCTCCACCAACAACTTGATTACCGAGTCTGGAGAACTGATCGGCAAACCAGTTGAGTTGGTTGATGTGCGCTTGAACACTTCTTCTCACTTGAATTGTTGTTCCAGGATCCAGTAATATTGAGTTGAAGTATTCAATGGTCTCCTCACACACTCTTAAACAACTTTGACGATGTTCATCAGTGAGCTGCTCTCCCAACAGATCAGCATATGAGACGGCAATAGTGTCTACCAAGTTTTTGAAAGCCTCGATAAGGTTATGTTGCGCCATTTTGGGAAGATAAACACTTCACTACTGTCTATTTACACAATATTGTAGGTTATGTACACTTTTTAAGGTTATGTACACTGTTTATAGGTTATATACACTGTTTATAGGTTATGTACACTTTTAAAGGTTATGTCACTGTTTATAGGTTATGTATACTACACACACTGAATTTACGCGATAGTTTTTGACACACTGGACTACAGTTTATGCTCACTGGACTACAGTTTATGCATACTGGACTACAGTTTATGCACACTGGACTACAGTTTATGTGCACACAATAGTTTTTGCACACTAGACTACTAGCGCACATTCCGAATGTATAAGAAAATTCATGATTTCCATTGCGCATCCAGAATGCGCATCAGTAAAGACGTATGTACGGTCGGTATCAGAGAAAGGAGTAATTTTAGACAACGGTCCTGTACCGAGGAAGAAACTTTAGACAGAGCTGACTTTAAGTGGCCCTGAATTAAGTTACTGAAGAAAATATTTCAGTATAAATGATTTTTAATGATGAATTAAATGATATCTAGAGTAACATTAAAAGTATTTTATTCACTAATTTATTGAATACTCTAATAGCTTTTCAAATAATGAATTAAAATATTGATCAAATAGCCAAGGTACACGGAGAAAAAAATGTGGAAATCATTCCTATAATTTTAATGAAATATTTTCCTATACCATTTTAGGAGCGATTACTTAAATTATGGGAATTATACCCATAATTTTTGGGAAACGTTACTATAATTATGGGAATGGTTCCTATTATTATAGGAACGATACCTATAATTATAACTGTAATATCTGCATGATTCCCATAATATATAGGAATGGTTCCCATAATATATAGGAATGATGCCAATAATATTGGAGTGCTTGTAAATTAAAATAAAATTAATTAAAAAAAAAAAGTTAATTAAAAAAAAAATTTCTACTAGAAAAAGAAAATTCTTTAAATAAAATAAAATTTCCAATTGTTTTGAAATTCCAAATTTTCAAATGTTTTCGCGGCTCAACGTATGTATTGTAAATAAAATAATTTTCTTTAAAAATAAAATGAAATTGTGAAAATAAACAATGAATTTCCATATCTATTTTGCTCCTACAATTGTATAGTGAGAAAATATCCTTTTTATTAGAGAAACTTTAAAATTGCTACAATATTTTTCAATATTATTTAACACTCCAATATCAACACGTAATTTGAAGTTACATCTGTCATAACAAAAATTCCCAGAATTATTTATAAATAGTTTTCCTGTTTTCGTGCCTACGTTAGTCACAGGTCAAAAAAACAATTGCGTAATGGTCTGATGTTTGGCACATGGCCAGATAGTCCGAAAAAACGGAGAAGAGCCGAAATCTGGTTTGCAGCTGTTTATAAATCATTTGACCTTTTATAAACCTTTTTTTTTTTTTTTTATCTATATACGTCAGACGCTCTATATAATCAGCCAAGAACAGCATGGAACATCATTATTGTTCTGACAGTGAAGCAATCATGTTGTCTACCAAAGCAACCGCGTTACTGCTGTTCGCCATCATTGGTGTCTCATGTAAGTATATTTATTATTTATTCTCCTATAACATTATTAATTTATATTGTCGCTGCTTGTGCTCTCAATAGTATTATTTACCATAACTTAGTTTGCATTTGAAGTATGTACGGATTTTTCACAAGACATTCCGTAGGACAAAATACTGTAAATTTTTTCACTATACT